AGTATCAGTAGAAGATATTTTTGTTGTTACCATAATTGATAAAAAAGAAGTAAAATCTAGGATAGACATACAAAAACTTGTACAAGAGATAGTAAAAACACCCGGCGGCAATATACCAATAGAAAATCATGATAAATTGTATCAAATGCTAGACCCACTAATACCCACTAGTGAACAATTACAAAATCATATTGAAGTATATAGAAATAGTTTTAATAGTGAAGAATCAGTTGTAAAAGATTATATGTTAGCAACAGACTTAGCAGCAGCATGTCATCCAATTGATTTTGATAGTGTAATTGAGGAATTATTAAATAAAAAACACTAATGATTATAAATGACTAGTACTAGAAAAATATACAAAAATGCTAAAACGATCTCAAAAGATTTTGAGACTGAATGGATAGCCAACAAGCCAGGGCACCATACAACTCAACGATTTGAAAGAATATTAAACAGCAATGATACTAGACAATTAAACAAACTGAAACTAATGATAATACCAATAGAAATACCACCAACTAATCTTTCAACCATATATGGACTAAAAAACAAAAAATGGATATTATTAGGACATAAATGCATGGACTGTGGCAAGCCCATGAAAGATCCAAAAGTACTAGCAAAACATAGTTTGTTATGCAGAAATGAAAAAGAGATAAATAAACAACAAGAACAAGAGATTCTTAAACTAGTAAAGAAAGATAGTAAAAAATGAAAAACACTTATACATTAGAGCGTAGAAGTGATGGAAACATATGGGTCAATCTTCAGCCATTAATGCATGACATACAAACAAATTATGATAGTTTGTTAAGTATGGATACTAGCAAGTTCACCCAAGATGACTTAGATGTGTTAGAGTTAAAAAAGCTAGGCATGCATTCAGTTTATCAATTTATAGGTGCATTAGTTATGGAACATAAACTAAAAGAAGAATTTATTCAGCAAGCAACTAGTGATGAGTTAGTTAAACAAATTACTGAGGGTACTGAATTAATGGCAAAGGCATTTCATTAATGAATAACAACAGTAGAAAAACATTATTAGACAGACCCCCAACACATAATATCAAAAACTTTGATAGAATGACTGTTGAACTAAGCAAGTACATGAATGAGTACGAGATCGACCAATGCTTAGAATTTATGAACACAGTTAGTGACAGCAAGTACGATATTAATCCAAGCGCAGAAGATTGCAAAACACAAATGCAAATTATGTTTGGCAAAGAGCGTATGAAAGACTTAATCATGCGTTGGAGTGAGGAAAATCAAAATCTATTAACTGTGTTTGGCGTAATGAAATATCGTCACAAAGTTGATAAAACAATATGGGATGGATTAGACCCAACGGATAATCCACAGGACTATGAAAAAATCTATGTCTAATTATATTGATGCATTATCTACAAATGTTGTTCGCACACAAGTGAATGATAATTTAGAAAGAGTATTTGATATGGAACATGATGAAACTATAATAACGGAAAAAGAATCAAATTTATCCGTAAAGAAGCCAAGAAAAAAAGCTCCAAGCAGAGGTGGAGTAAGAGTTGGTAGTGGCAGACCAAAAGGTTCTACTAACAAGATTACTCCTACCGAAATGCTCGATGACTTTGCTAATAAAGCAGGAATGGATTTTCATGAATTTATTAATGAGCAAATAGTTTCAGGATATCTAGCAGGTGACAAAGAACTTGTAAGCAAATACCTGCTTGGCTTTGCAAAATATCTTGTGCAAGATGTACAAGAAGTTAAACAAGACGTGACCAGTAACGGTCAAACAATGAATGTAGGCTTTACTTTTCCAACGATAGAGTTAGTTGAATGGAAAAATGAGGCAAATTGAGGTACCGTTGTATGGTGAGCAAAACACAATATTAGCAGATTGGCTCACTACAGATAAGCACAGTATAGATATTGTGCCTGTTGGTAGTGGTAAAACTTTTTTGGCAGCAATTGCGCTACCAATATTCGCTAGTAACTCTCGCTATCACAAAGGCAAGGATATCATTTACTCTGCACCAACAGGGGCGATGATAAAGTCTTTGATATGGGAGCCATTGAAACAAAGTTGTATCAATCACTTTGGATTAGTTGATGGCAAAGATATAAACAACAGTGAACTTACAATTAAGTTTCCCAATGGTTGTTTCATTCGTTGTAAAAGTGCAGAGCAAAGAGAAAACTTGAGAGGTCTCAATGTAGGTGTGTGGATAGCAGACGAAGCGGCCCTATATACACAAGATACACTACAAGAGATTACAAACCGTCTTAGACCAAAGGTAGGCCAGCCCGACACATTCGGTAAACTCATTGTTATCTCTACGCCTAATGGTGCGGGACCATTATATGATTTGTTTCAATTAGCCAAAGATATGCCAGACAAATATATCGTTAGGCATTTTAATTATATTCAAATGCGTTCAGGCAATAGAGAATTTATTGAAGAACAAAAACGAATCATTAGTCCATTAAAGTTTCAACAAGATTACATGTGTAGTTTTGAAAACGTTGCTGACCAATTTTATTATGCATGGGATAAAAACAAATACTGTAAAATAATTAATGACGAAGGATATGATCTTTTTTCTTTTCATGACTTTAATAAACGTGTTATGTGTGCCACAGTTGCGCAAGTTAAAAGAGCAGGTGAACTTAATGGTACAATAGAAATATTAAAGAGTTATGCCATTAATGATTGCAGTACAGAAGGCATAGCACAAGCAATTCGCATAGACTTTCCAAAGCGTAGAATCAATAGTGTAATCGACATGAGTGGTACACAGGTTAATCGTGACACTACAAGTGCCTTTGGCGTAACAGACAGAACGATCATGGAAAAGTATGGCTTTACAATTGTTAACACTAGAAAAAGTAACCCACTCATTACTGATACTGATAATACATCAAATGCTTTTATAGCAAGAGGTGGACTGATTGTTAATCCAGACGATAAGTTTTTATTAGATGCATTGCAAACATATCATTATGAAGATGCAAGTCGTAAACGATTAGTAAAATACACAGAGCAACGTTATGCTCACATTGACGGACTAGGCGATTGTATTCGTTATGGCATACATCATCTATTCCCGATCACGCATGAGACTTTAGGATTATCTGAGTATATTGGTATGGATCCTAAGTATCAAGCAATGACACAACCAGGTAGACAGTATATGCCTGAAAGCCCTCTATATCCCGGTGGGCCTACGATGGAAGAAATATTAGGATTAAATGATACAACACCTGATCATCAAGTATGGAATTAACAAATGAACAAATCAAAAATACAATATTGGAATCATCAACAAAGAGCAAAACGCAAAGGCGTACCATTTGAATTATCATTTGACGAATGGATGCATATATGGTTAGATAGTGGTCATTACCATGCAAAAGGTACTAAACGCGGACAATATGTTATGAGTCGTTATGGTGACAAAGGTGGTTACACTAAAGATAATGTACATATACAAACAGTGGGTGCCAATACAAAAGAAGCATTTACTACAAACAATATTGATTTTATTAAACCTAGACATGGTGAAGAAAATTATTTCTATGGTAAAACACATACAGAAACATCAATAGAAAAAATTAAAGCCGCTAGAGCAAAACAAGTTTTTACTGCTGAAACAAATAAAAAGCGTAGCGAAGCAATGAAAAAAGCCCGAGCATTAGCCGGCACCAATTGGGGAAACAAATGACAACACTAACCAAATATAAAAGTTATTATGAATCGCATGTAAAAGTAGATCCAATTACAGGTTGCGAACTATGGACAGGATGTAAAAACAATATAGGATATGGTATGTTTCGCTATGATGGCAAGATGCGTACTGTACATAGATTAAAAATGGAGTGGGAAGGACATGACATCGATAAAAAGATTGTATATCATACCTGCAATAACTATCATTGTGTAAACCCCGATCATCTACGTGTAGGAACATTGTTTGACAAAGCACAAATGATGTTAAGTAGGGGCAACTATAGTGAAATATTAACTAATCCTATACATTATAAAACATGTGAGCACTGTGGATACCATGGTCCACGTACTGTTTATCATCAATATCATGCTAGCAAATGTAAGCATAAACCATAATATAAAGTATGTATAAATACATCATGGACAAGCAACAACCATGGCATCATAGCCTAAGGACTTAAAAATATGAAAAATTCAGAACTGTTAAAAAGAAGTTCAGTTTACTCTGCAATTTATATGCAGATGTTAGGATATCAAAACGCCTATCTTGGTGGATATGTGTTCAAACAAGATGTGCGTAAAAAACGCCCAAGCGAAGACTCAGTATTGTGGAATGATTTAATTAAAAACACAGTAGCACAACCTGTTTGTCGTTATATTGTTGATACTATCAATGATGTTCTTTTTGAGCCAGGTGTCAAACGCAACTTAAAGTTTGCTACCCCACAAGGACAATACATTGATCCAAATAATTGTGATTGGGTCGATTTGTTTGTTAATGATTGCGACCTTCAAACAAGAGACATTACTAGTTTCATGGAGCAAGTGGGAGACTTAACAAGTATCTTTGGACATTGTTGGGTAGCAGTTGATATGCCACAACAAAGTGAAGGCAACTTAGGTCGTCCATATGTTTGTGCTATTAATCCATTAGACGTTTGGGATTGGTGCTATGATTGGTATGGTGGCAAGCCAATGCTTAAGTATGTTAAGATTAAAGAAATGGAAGATGAACATTGTTATTATTTAAAATGTTATTATTTAGGAGACAGTAATAACCCCTCTCGCTGGTGTAGTTATGAAGTACCAAAGACTATTAAAGAATCTTCATTAGTAGACAACGAAGCATTGATGACTGGCGAAGGTGTTTTCCCAGCTGGCATGAGCATTCCAGTATTTGTTGCATTTGGTCGCAAAGACCCAAGAACATTTGATTTAGGTGTAAGCGATATTGATAGCGCATGTGATGCACAACGTGAACATTATAAATTAGAATGTGAAAAATATACTGCATTACAATTTGCACATACAATCATTCGTGCTGATAAGGGCATTAGTATCCCAGTACACGCAGGCGCAATTGTACGTGCATTACAAGGTCAAGTAGAAGCAATTAGTGTTGACACAGGTGACGTTGATAAGATTATTAAAACACAACAAGATATATTAGAACAGATTGAAGCACTTACAGGTCTAGGTGGACTACGCACTAGTAAGAACCAAATTGCGTCAGGTGTATCAATTATTGAAGAACGCAAACAACTACATAGAACAGCAAAGAGTAAAGCCCGTCTTATGGAAGTTACCGAAGGTTTAATCTTTACGTTTGCCGCACGATTTATGGATATGCGTTGGGGTGGACAGATTAATTATAACACTGACTATGAAGCACATGATACCAATTATAGAATGGCATTGATACAACAAGCAAACATATTAGTTGGTGAGAACGACATTATTAAATCATTAATTACACGTGAGATTATTGGTATGCTTGCACCAGCAGAAGACATTCCAGAATATCAACAAGCATATGTTAATGGATTAGAAAATAGTGAAATTAAAGATTTGATGACTGAACAAGATAGTGAAGTTAATATTACAGATACAGGTTCTATACCCCTAGGTATAGAATACGATGAAGATGATGATGAAACATCAGGTGGCGCAAGTAACCCACAAGGTCAAGCAAAAGCAAACTTCAATAAGCCTGGTAATCAGTCATTGCTTGGTGGTGTTGGTACTCCAGTTGTACCAATGGCGCAAAGTTATTATACTCAGCAAGCAGTAGCAGTACAGCTTGCCGGATTGAATACTGGTAGATAAGCCAGCATAAATACATTACATCGTTTGTTACGATATAACTAAGGAACAATTAACAATGGATCAATCTTTCGTTGGCAACGACAGCCAGACTATGAACCAGTCAGCAGAAATGCAAGAAGGTCAAGAGCAACAAGTAAATGCAGGTGCTATTCGTAAAAGCACTACTAATTCAATATTAAACGCCTTAAGCAATGCTTCTGGTCAAAACTTTGAATCAGTTGAATCAGCGTTAAGTTTCATTGCAAGAACAACTGCTCAACAAGGGATGACTAACACTCAGCCAAATACGCAAAACGTTGAGGAAACTCAACGGTCGAATCGTGTTACAACCAATGACTTGCATGAAAAGTTTAATGAACTTCAACAAAATCTTGCTGTAAAAGAGCAAAGATTGCGTGAGAAGGAACTTGATAGTGATATTTTTAAAGCAATGGGAGACAGATTCGATAGTGATCTAACAGATTATGCATTAAGCAAGGTCAAAAGCAATATTCAATGGAATAACGATGGAACCTACAGCATAATTAATAATAAAGGTCAAGAGCGTTATGGTATGGATGGTAGTCCCCTGACGGTTCAAGGATTAGTACAGGAAATAGCGCAGGGTAATCCTAAACTATTAAAACAGAGTAACTCTAATTCTGGATCGGGCTTACGTCCTGGACAAGGTAATTTTGCTGGTGCACCTGAAGAAGGTATTCCAGACTATTCAAAAGACCCAGCTGCATTCAATCAGTGGGCACAACGTAATGGCTTAGGCAAGAACGTTGGTTTGAAGGGTCTGAATGTATCAGCAACAAGTAACTTTAACGGACAAAAAATACTCTGATTATTGCCAACATTTAAAGGACTTATATCATGGCTTATGTATTAGGTGGCGCATCAGGTGAATCCAATGGTTTCACTTTCGCAATCGCAAATTTCGCTCTACGTGCTATGCACGAATCACAAGGTCTAGTTAACATGACTAACGTTGTTGCTCCTACACAGGGTAATCAATTCTTAGTTCCTAACTTTGCACCTATCACGTATCAAGACTACAATGCTAACGGCACTGGTGGTACTTACGGTACAGGTAACGCAGTGGTTCAAAACCCTGCATTGACACAAACTAACGTTACAGCAACTCCAGCAGTTGCACAAACAGCGTTTGACATTTTCTACGGATGGACTACAAGTTTCCAATTAGCAGCTACATTAGGTGCTGAATTGGGTGACAGTTTCGCTGAAAAAGTTGACCAACGTGTAACAGCAGGTTTTATCGGTAACGGTATCTCTCAAGGTTCTGTAGGTTCTACAACTGGTTTCAAAGCAACAGTAGGTAACACATACTATGCAACAAGTGCAGACGGCTTTGATCGTATCTTGCAATTGGGCGCATTAGAATTGCTACCAACAGGTGCTACAACTGGTTATACATACACAACTGGTTTCACTAGCAACAACGTGTTAGAAATGATTCGTAATGCTAAACAACAGTTCAAGGCTGCTCGTATGCCTGGCGCTCCTGTTAATGTTCTTGACAGTAATGGTTATGTAACTGAATCAGTTGCTGGTGCAGTTGGTGGATCTGGTTCTAGTTTGTCACGTTTGTTAGCTGAACTAACTGGTGGTGCAGTATCTGGACCAAGTTCAGGTGGTAGCAACCTATCAGCATTGGGTAACGAATTGTTAGCTACTGGTAAGATT